AGATACCAGTATCGGGTGATGGATGCCATCCTCTAACTTTTCCCCAACCACCGATTAATATTTCATCTGTGGGAAATCTCCAGCCTGTTTTACTATGTTCAATAATATATTTTGGTAGTTTTCTTGTATAAGCTTGTTTCTGCAACTTCTTATTATATAAAGTAGGATTTTCGTAAAACTCTTTTCTAATTTTTTGTTCGCTGGGTATGGCTCTAATATAATCTCTAATAGTTTTATTCATATAAGGAAATCTACCTTCCATACTAAATGCCATACCTAACTTATCATTTCGTATAAAAAAATCTTCAGCTAAATTAGTTAAACTTTCAATATATAAAAAATCATTTAGTTTATCACCAGTCATAGGAGTGGTTGGTAACCATTCGTTTAGATAGTTCATCATATCATCTATTGAACAACTTAGCTCGTCATTTTTAAGTATTTTATTTTTACCACTTAATCTTTTCATATGATGTTCCCAATCAGGCGTTATATGATGTTTATATCCTGCAAATAACTCATCACCGCCATCACCAGCAAGTGTTACAGTAATATTATTTTGAGATAAAAATTTGTTAGTATTGTAGTAAGATGGATAAGATTTACCTTGTCTAGGTTCTTCTAATGCATAAAAGGTATCATCTAATGCGTCAACATAATCTTGTTGCGATTGATTTAAGATATTATGTTCTACTTTCCAATCTTTTGCTAAGTTCTTTGCAATTCGACTATCTTCATTTAATCTACTATGTGGGTCAATTGTGTCGAATGCTGTAGTAAAAGTTTTTGGTTTCACACCTAACTCTAACATTTCATATAAAATAGATGTGCTATCCATACCTCCCGATAAGAATAGACCAGTGTTTCTACGACCCATTAAAGTTTCCTTTACACTATGATTAATTCTTTCTTGTACTTCATCTACACCTTTGTATTCATATTTGTAATTATTTAAGTTTCTACTTTCAATTACATTACCCTCTATGACATCATATATTCTAACTTCTCCAGGTACTAATTTCTGTATGCCTTCAAACATAGTTAGATAACCTGAATTATATCCTACTTTATGATAATGAGATAATGCTTGTTTACAAACTCTACGGTCAAAACCTACTTCTAATAAAGATTTAATTTCTGAAGAAAAACATAGAGTGTGATTATGAAAACCATAATAAACAGGTTTAATACCATTACTGTCTCTGGCTAATATCAATTGTTTAGTGGTTCTATTATAACATGCAAGACCAAACATGCCGTCTAGTTTGTCTAAGAAACTGTGACCATGTTTTTCTATACCTTTTATAATAACTTCGGTATCTGTATTTGTAGTTAAATCAAACTCTTTGCCTAGTTCTTTATAGTTATAGATTTCACCATTATAAACTAAAACAAGATTGTTATGTATCCACGGTTGTCTTGACTTTTGTTCTTCGTCAACAATAGAAAGGAGATTATGTCCTAGTGTTACAAAGTCATCATGCCAAGCGCCATCACCATCAGGACCTCTGTGGTGCGCCATATCGACCATCTTTTCAATGGTATTGACATCTCTTTTAAATATACCGTGAATGGCACACATTTAACTAGACCATTTTGTAAAGATTGTTTCTTTTCTTTTGTTACCTCTTCTTTGATAACCAATACCACTTAAAACATTTACTATATCATCATGGTATTGTTTCTCTTGTGGATTTCTGCATGGTAGTTCTAAACATAAAACAGCATCATGCCTACTCAATAAATCTAATCCACCATTTACAATTTCTTTTTCGTGTTCTTGACAATCTACTTTGATAAAACCAATATTTTCAAAATCATTTACATAATCATCTAACATTTTCACATTTGTATAAGTTGTATTCAATTGTTCTTCTTTTAGAGTTCTAATAGAGTTTCCATGAGTTACACCATGAGCTAACAAACTAACATTACCACTTTCATCAGGACTTGAAAACAATACTGCGTTCTCTTCTTGGTGGTCTGATAATGCAACTTCTTCCATTTGCCAATTTGAATAGTGATTCATATTCGCTTCATAACAGGCTAAGTTATCTGGATGAGGTTCAAATGCTGTTACTGATTTAAATTTTGAGCATAGTTCTTGTGACCAAAAACCAATGTTGCCACCGATATCCAATGCATTGTTCCAGTCTTTTACAAAACTTAATGCAAATTCTCTCTGTTCTTTTTGATAATGCCATGTGCCATTGTGTTCAGTCAACATAGCTTCATAGTGGTTATCCCAATCAGGCAGGTGCCACCCTTTTATATTTTTCATATCATCTCCTTAAAATATAATTTGTTTCAGTATCACTTAATTTATAAGTCATACTTTCATCTATAATAAAACCATAATCTAGTAAAGGTTTTAATGTGTCTGTTGTTGTTACTTCTACAAGTATTGATTTGACTAGTTCAAGTGATTTATCCATACCTGCAATTACTTTGTCTTCTAAACCATCTACATCAATTTTAATGTGATGTGGTTTAACTTTTGTATAATCTAATGTAAAACTTGCTACATAATGTTTTACTCTATCATCATTCATACCAAAATCATTATGAGATTGTGCTGGTACAATTGATAACATAGCAAGTTCATTAACACTAATTTTATCCATAATTGCAAAAGGATATGCTTTTACTTTATCAAACTCGTTAATATATATGTTCGTTACCAACTCTGCAAAATTGCCAGCGTGTGGTTCAAATGCGTGTACAACTGCACCACGCTTAGCTGCATATAGTGTATATAAACCAATGTTAGCACCAATATCTACGAATGTATCATGTGGTTCAAAACTATCAATCCACTCTAGTGTCTTTGGTTCTTTTGTATAAAAGGTATTCATTCTCTTTTTGATTAATCTATTGTTATTATCAAACTTAAATTTTATACCACTTCTTTCTTGGACATCTATTGCCCAATCTAATCTTGTTTTATCTTTATTCCAAATTTCAATCATTTTTCAATATAACCACATTAAATATTTGTCTGTTTAAGTCACTATTAACCTCTGTGACACCATGCCAACCTTCTTCTACATTTTTAAATAGTAATGATGTATTACCTACATTTGAGTATGATACATGTTCTTTGAAATCTGAAAATTCAGGATTTAAATTCTCTACTAATTTACCTTTGTAGAATACTGTCTGACCACCACAACTATCATTCCAACCCTCTGGCATAAAGTATATCAAGTGACTACCTAATTTACCTGCACTATCAACATGAGGCGATACATCTTGACCACCTTGTGTCACATGCCAATCAAATCTATATTTAAAATTATTACCTGGTATTTCTAGTGTTTCTTTTAACCAATCAGAATACTCTTTGCTACTAAAAATTTTATCTACAAAATAATCCCATGTTTCAGAAAGTTGATACCTCTGTATTTTATATTGGTCAAAGTATGGACTATCAGGCCATGGTGAGTAACACATAAACTTTCTTAAATGTGGCCTCTGTCCATGCTTTCTAGGTTTTACATGTCCTTCGTCTTTAAATAAACTTTCATTTGGCCATTCATCTCGCAAATCTTCCCAATGTTTTACAAAGCCATGTATAAACTTATGAGGTGCATAACCATCACTAATTGTTTTATTGTCCGGTAAAATTATCATAACCAACTTTTTGTATAAAATAACTATCTGCAATATCTGATATAGGATTACCTACTTTTTCTGTATCAAATATTTTTTTCAAATCAATATTAGTTTCTTTCACAAATGCCTCATACATCATATCTTTATCTGCATTACCTTTGCCAGTAGCACCTTTTTTAACAACACTTGGTACAACTGAGGTATAACCAAGTCCCTTTTGTAAAATTCTGTATTTGAGAATACCACAGTTCTCAGCGATTTGAAAAAGGCCTTGACCTTTTGAACCGTATGAATAGCCTTCAATGTATATTTCTGGAGTACCAAGTGGAGAGAGTATATCAAATACAAAGTCTGATATCTGACCAAATCTTTGAATGGGGTCTGTCCATTCTTTATGTTCATAACCAATAATATTATCACTTTGTTTGCCTATCCACTTTTTTTTATTTGTAAGATAATAAAAATTCAAATCACCATCATTTACACATACTGCTGGACTTGTTAAACTATAATCAATTCCAATCGTTGTCTTCTTCTTCGTGTTCGTTTGTCCAAACTTCTTCGTCTGCATCTTCCTCATGTTCTACCTCATATCCACAAAATGGACAAGTAAGAGGATCCAAATCCTGCTCATCTATATCCCATGTTACGGTATATTTAGTCTCACATGAGGAACACTTTTTTATTGCTTTTTCTATATTCATTACAGCTTAAACTTTTTAAATTGGTCCTTAGTAACATCTTGTTTAATACCACCAATGACATATGATTCAATCTCTGTTTCTTGTGGTGCGTTTTGCATACCCTTTGAATTCAACCAATGGTCTACCCACGGTAGTGGATTTGTTTTTTGTTCGTACTGAGGTGTTAGACCGATTGCTTTCATTCTTCGGTTCGCCATGTACTCTACAAATTGGTGTAACAGTTTTTCTGATAATCCAATCATACTTCCTTGCGAAAATAGATATGTTGCCCACCTTTTTTCCTCCTCTACAGATTCTTCATACATCTTGTAAACTTCTTTTTCACATTCTTTTCTAATCTTAATCATATCTTTGTCATCATTACGGTCATGCCAGTTATTGATAACAGTTTGTGACATTGCAAGGTGTTGACTTTCATCTCTTGCAATCATAGAAATAATCTTAGCAGAGCCTTCTAGTAATTTTAATTCACCAAATGCAAAAGAACAAGCAAATGATACATAGAATCTTAAACCCTCTAAGATGTTTACACTGACCATTGCAAGATACATTTTCTTTTTAAGTTCTTGTAAATCAACTTTACTCTTATCAAGGTGCCATCTGTAACCCATTTCAATTAGGTCATCATATGTTTTTGTAACACTCTCTGCTCTTTTTTGAATTTTATCATCTGCAAGAATAGTATCAAACACTTCATTAGGATTAGAATATAGATTCTTAATAATGTGTGTATAACTTCTACTATGAATTGTTTCCATGAAATCCCATGTTACAATACAACCCTCTAGTTCAGGATTAGATACAAATGGTAAGAATGCCAAACATGGACCTCTACCTTGTACACTATCTAACATAGTCTGATACTTTAAGTTAGATGTAAAAATAAACTTTTGTTGGTCTGACAACTCAGAATAATCATTCCTATCTTTCTGTAAAGAAATCTCTTCAGGTCTCCAGAAATAACCAAGTTGTTGTTGATTCAACTTATCGAAAATAGGATATTTCATATCACTATATTGTTGAACCTGTAGGTCTTCACCAAAAAACATTGGTTGTTTCATTTGGTCTAAGTTCTTGTCTTTATTAAATACGCTTCGTGCCATTATTCTTTTCTCTCCTCTAAATCATAGAAAAATTTGTCGTCATCACCTGCTGTCCACTTTTGTTCACATTCTACACTATATTCCTTGGTGGACACATTGAAGTCCGGAAACTTCAACTCACTAGGAGTATAGCTTTTATCATAAAATATTACTCTGTTATTCGGCTGAGCCGCAAAGTAACCATTTTCTAATTTCAATATATTAAAAGACTTATGTTGACTTGGTACTTCACTATAAGTCACATTTCTTTCTAAGTTTGTACTGTTAGCATTATCTATTGTAAACATGTACCAACCTTGATACCATTGTTTATTTGGCGACAAATACTTACACTGATTTCCACTAAGCATTTGTTTTTCAATAATTGTAATATCATAACTAAAACAATCCCATAACTGCAATTCTGTTAATGGCACTTCTCCTTCATAATCTTTTTTCCATACAAATGCACTGATAGGTAACTTATCATATAATGCACCATACTCAGGAATATAAGTTTCAAAGTATAACGCTCTGCCTTGAATAGACTTAGCCGTTACCCATATTCCCTCTACTAGTTCGCCGTGTCCTTTATTACCATCATATAGATACTCTTTCTTAACATACACATCTATATGAGGTGTGTTGACACACAAATACGCCATATGTTACCTTTCTATATTGTACAACTATCACAGTCTTCTTCGACTGCTAAT